CGGAGCCCTTGGCGCCCTCGTTGATAATCGCTTTAGCGGCTTGAAGCACTTCTGGGCATGTACCGTGGAAGATCGTCCAAAAAACAAAAAAAGATTTGATGAGAATATAGAAAAATATGAATTACTTACTGAATTTACAAGCGAAGAGCGCATTGAGCATATTTCTTCACTTACTGGTATTTTCCCTTTTAGTTTGGTCCTTGATGAGTCCGTCAAGCAGAGACTTAAGCACCATGAGGTTCCACCAATCGGAAAATGGGACCAAGACCTTGGAGTCGCGTGGTTTGTACCCCGTGAAATTGTTAGAAAAAAGACAAAAAATGGTCGACCGTATTGGATACTCAATGTAATTGACACAACTGCGTCGTCTGCACAAATCAGATGTTGGGGCGTTAAAGAGGGCAAAGATGAGATTCACTTGAACCGTCCCTATATAGCGCGACTAGACCACAATGAAGACTGGGGATTCTCAACTCGATCTATTTATCATAATTTTAAGTTGATTGGGTGATTTTAGGCTTTATTATACTATTTAAGTCAGACTCACAACAAGAGAGGTTTCAATGTCATGCCATCACCAAGAAAGAAATTTAGAACACGAAGACAAATTGGCCAAGCGCTAAATACTTTAGGAAGCTCGCCTCCTGGAAGCTTGGGCACGTTAGATCTGCCTACTGTCCTGGGCCTCGCAGCCCATGGCGACGCCAGCGGCGGATGTATTGTTGATGGATCAACAAAGGCAGCGCTTATTCCGTCTCTAGGTACGCATAATCGCACGACCCTCCTTGATAGCCTCGATAACACCGATTTCTGGACGAAAGCTGTTGCGAGAATGGAAGTGAAAACTACTGGTGGGGATATAAATGGAGAAGGCTTCACTCTTATATCTGCAGATGGTACTTCGGTGACTTATTCTTTTGATAATGTAGGCGGGAATGCCACGGGAACAGTGATATCAGCCGGCCCACCCAAAGTAGTCAGAATCCAGGTTAATGGGTTGACTGCGGCCCAGATCGCCGTGCAAATTAAGACAGCCATTGAACACAGCAACGGCCATACCGCTGCAAAAGTTGCATGTACTGCCAACCCCGGTGGCGCAGGCACTGCCTTTGTTACTTTAGAACAGCAAGTCGCTGGCACTGCTGGCAATACGATGCTGAACACGAATGTTGCTTTTGCGCATGTTGCAATACCGCAGCAGTTTTATGGCGGCATGGGAAATATCGCTAGTAGTATCTCTTGCTGGCAGATGTCAGACGCCCAGGGGAACACTGCCACGGTTGGCGACGCCCTCGACGCGTCAGAAGTAATTAGAACCACCTCTAGCCTTTTATTCGGGCCACACGGCCCAATGACAAAATATATTCCGTCTTTAGAAAATGTTTCAAAAGGCGCTAAGAAATTTTTCATGGTTGCACCATCTAACTGGACGGCAGGCGCGTGGCTCGCGATCAAATTGAAGGGCGTCACGGCTACAAATGATAAACTATATCTAGACGGCTTGAACAACTCGATGGCGCCCAAGCCTCTGCTGGATCTTAATTTAAATGCGCTTGACTTTGGTGCCACGGGCACCGGCGTACACCAGACTATTTCTAATGAAGGTGTAACGCATTATTTGGCCGGCGCAAATGGCAACGAGACCGGCCTTCTGGTGGTATTTGAGAGGGACGCTACGACCAGCGCTCCTCTTGACGGCTGGGTCGTGCGCATGAGTTCCGGCAACATTAGTTTCAATAGTTAAATAATTTTAATCAAGCACTTGACTTTCACGACAGCATTCCTATAATATAAGTGTTATGGGAAGTTTAAAAAGAAAGTATGCCAGAAACAAGGCAAAAAAGATGGCGAAAGATTTTACTAAAGAGCTAAAAAAGCAAATGAATCTTTTTGGTGAATTAGATAATGAATGCCTTTCGTGCCAAAAACCCTTTGATAACAAATCAAAGGAACATGCATCAACTTGGAGAGTTGCGGTCCGCAAGGATTCTGTAAATCTTTATTGCCCTGAATGCTGGCAGGCTGCAACCCAGGCGATCAAGGACGTAGAGGAAAATAATGATAATTGAATATTCGAAAAATAGCCCAGCAACACGTACACCGACAAGGGCGAATGCTTCAGACGCCGGTCTAGACGTATACGCAGATTTAAAAGAGTGGGTTAAGCTCGAACCAGGAGAGAACCATATGATCCCAACTGGTTTACGCTTTGGCATCCCTCATGGATATATGTTGCAAGTTTGCAATCGCTCCAGCATGGGAGTTAAACGATCTTTGGTCGTCGGTGCACACATCGTTGACAGTGGATATGATGGCGAGGTTTTCATTGATTTACACAATATTGGCCGAGATAGCCAGATTATCAATCCTGGCGACAAGATTGCACAAGTGATTATGGTACCAGTTGTACCGTTCAGGATCAAGGAGGTACATTCTAGTTCTCTCTACAGCCACGACATAAGCTTTTCACAGCGCGGATCTGGTGCGCTAGGCAGTACGGACAAAAAGCATCCCCTAGGTAATGTCCCAGTTGGAGGCTTCTAAATGAAGGAAGCGCTATCTTTTGATGATGTCTTGTTGGTGCCGAAGTATAGTGACATCAAAAGCCGAAAAGAAGTTGACATTTCCAGTGAGCTAGATGGGGCAATTAAACTATCTTTGCCGGTCATCGCAAGTCCAATGGATACGGTGTCTGAATCAGAAATGGCATTGGCAATGTCAGCCGAAGGCGGGCTGGCTATTGTCCATAGATATAACACCGTCCAAGAACAATCGACAATTGTTGCAAAAGTTTTATTTGAAAATGAGGATGCAAGAGTTGGTGCCGCAATAGGCATGACGGATTTTCTCGAAAGGGCATATGCTGTAGCCGCCATCGGCGCGCAAGTATTATGCATTGATGTAGCCCATGGCCACCACTCCATGATGGAGAGATGTATAAAGACTCTAAAAGACAAATATGCTGATAGCCTACATATCATGGCTGGAAACGTTGCAACCCTAGAGGGCTTTAACGCCTTGGCCTCATGGGGCGCTGATTCTATCAGGGTCGGTATCGGCGGCGGTTCGATCTGTTCGACGCGACTTGTAACTGGTCATGGAATTCCGACTTTTCAAAGTGTTTTAAATTGTAGAGATACTACTTATGGTGATGTAAAAATCGTTGCTGACGGCGGTATAAAAACAACCGGGGATATGGTTAAGGCATATGCCGCTGGCGCAGATTTTGTAATGATCGGCTCAATGTTAGCCGGTACGGAGGAATCGCCAGGTGAAACATTACATAGCAACACAGGCAAAAGGTATAAAATATACAGAGGAATGGCCTCAGCAGAAGCCCAGGAAGATTGGAGAGGTAAATCTTCAACTCCAGAAGGAGTCTCGACTACCGTTCCGTTTAGGGGCAGTGTTAGGCCTATCCTTCAAGATTTTGCTGGTGGCATTCGCAGCGGCTTGTCTTATTCGGGGGTACGAAGCCTTCGAGAGCTTGGAGCTAAAGCAAGCTTCATCAGACAATCGAGTGCTGGGCAGGTAGAGAGCAGCACGCACATCTTAAGGAGAAATAGTTGAAGGATCCTACAATTCCCGATGCGAGTACTCGAAAAAAGATAATGTTTTATGAAACCGAGAAGCGCCAAACTGATTTCAAAATTCGCTTAAGATACGACGGCATGAATCAATCACATTTCTTTCGAGCCATGATTACTGGATACCTGGAAAAAGATCCAGATCTTTTATTATATTTGGATAGGCACAAGTCTAAACATCAAGTACAGGGTATTAAAAAGCGCGAGTCGAACAAAAGAATGTATGCTGCCGGCGAAGAAATTAAAAAACAATTTGGCTTAGACGAAAACGAAATTCAAAATATATTTGATATGATAGAAAAGGAGCACCCAGATTTATGAAATGTTTAGAGCGTTGTCGGAAAGAAGAGAGTCCGTGCACAAAAAAAGACTGTAGAATGTGGATAGAGTATGAAGAAGATTATAACTGTATTAGCGAATCAATCAACAAGAATGGCAACATGACCCTAAGGGAAACTGCTGCCAGACTTAAAACCAGTTTTGTCAGGATTAAACAGATTGAAGCAAAGGCCTTGGCCAAACTGGGTAAACGACTATCTAAGTTCGATATTAACTACAAATAAAATCTACCTTTTGTTTTTTAACATACTAATTACGGGTAGGATAAATTCTTTATACCGAGGAGAATAATAATGAAAAAGCGTTTACTAGAAGAAGGAACTGTCCGAAGATTCATGAAATTGGCCAGCATCGGAAGCCATACAGACAAATTTGTTAACGAGGGCTTGTACGAGGATGAACTTGAAACCCCCGAGGAAGAAGGCGATATGCTGCCTCCCGAAGGAGAAGAAGATCCCGCTGCAGGCCTTGAGCCTGACCTCGCTGCTGATGCAGAAGGCGACTTAGAGGGCGACTTGGGCGGCGATCTAGAAGGCGCCTCTGGCGAGACTACTGAAGTTAATGTAGGGGACTTTATGGAAGACCTAGGTGATCTCTTGGAGTTGCATCTGGATCGTGAAGTAACGACCACACTCGGCGGCGAGCCAGCAGCTGAAGCACCCCCAGCACTCGGCGACGAAGGCGAAGTTGATGCCGATCTAGACGCTGCAGGCGTAGAACTCGGCGACGAGGGGTCTCCGGAGCCTGGAGACGACCTAGAAGAGGACATGCTTAACGAGGTAACTAAGAGGGTTGCACGTCGTTTACTTAGAATGTCTGCGAAAGGGTAACTGAGTTGTAAATAAAAACGTTTTTTATAAG